AAGATATAACCTTTATTTGGTTCTCACAAACTTATTAACAAAAAAAGTTAATTATTTTTTATTGGATAGCGTATCTTCCAAAGTTAGGTTTACTTAATACAGAATAAGTAGCGTATCTAACTGCATCAATCGTGTGGTTGTTTTTGTCTACTGGTTTGTTTATCATCTTACCACTTCTGTCCTCTTGCCATTTATAGTTCCTAAACTCTTGTATGCAATTATGACTATCTTTCTCTATGTGTATTTTAAAGCGTTTTAAGAGGTCAATACCTGCGTTGATACTATCTGCACCTTTTAAACTTGGTCTAACGTTAAAACCCATTCTACGTAATTCCTCAATCAATCTTGGTTCTGCACTATCAAAGTAAATCAATTCTCTTTCAATACCTATGTCTTTCCATTTCCTACTGATGTCGTAGGTAGTCATCTGTGTTTGGTATATATGTTCTTTTATGTAGAGGTTGTGTTCTTTCTTGTAAACAGAAACTAACGTTGTAGGGTCATTAGAGTAACCTGCATCTGCTCCGTAACTTATAAACTCTGCATCGTGTGGTATATGGTTTACTTCTGTGTAATTAAATATAGTAGCTTTAGAGATACCTTTCAAACCTAACCCATAAATTTGCCAATAGGTTTCATCTGTTTCTTTTAAACGTTCTATTTCTTCTGTAATGCTTTTATTTAAAAAGCTATTATCTAAATAAGTAGTAATATAAAAGTCGGCATCTTCTCTTGGTATTACCTTGTCATAAATCCAATGGTATTCATCCGATGGGTTAAAGTCAAGTATTATCTTGTCCTCTGTTCTAAATATTAACTGTTGCCAATCTTCGTAATCTAATTCATTTGCTTCATTTATGAATAGCAAGTTTCTTTTCCGACCTCTTACCTTTTGTGGTTGGTCTAAAGATATAAACTCTATTAGGTTTCCGTTTAACCTATATTCGTGATTAGATTTGTTGTGACTTAACTCTGAATAAGAATTGTACTGCTTTAGTATATCTAAAAAATCACGCATAACAGAACTACGAACCGCTGGGAATGTTTTCCTACATATCGTAACTGTCTTGTTAGTATTCTCTAAACAGTATTTAAAAATAATATACAAGAGAACGTTGTAGGTTTTTCCACTTCTTGTTCCACCTTGCTCTATTGTAATCTTCTTATCTGATTCTAATAGATGTTCAAAAACAACATTAGTTTTTATCTTCACGCTTTATTATTTCTATTTCAAATTTAGTAGGCATACCATCAGCACCAGTTATCTCTTGTCGCTCTACATAACCTCTATTCTTTCCTTTTGTCTTTAAATAGAATATAGTTTCAGATGTTTTACCATCTCTTATATTCTCAAACAGTTTACTCTCTACAAAATCTAAAGCAATGTTTTCAATATCTTTTACTTGTTGTGCAAATACTTCATCATCTTTTAACCATTGATAGAATGTTGTTCTTCCTACTCCTACTAACTTACAAGCAGTTGTAACAACTCCCAACGATTTTTCTAACGCTTCTATAATTGCTTTTTTATGGTGTTCAGTTCTGTTTTGGTTTTCTTTCATAATTTTATTAAACTACATTCTTTCCACACACTTCACAAGTGCTTGGTTTCTTATCTTGTTTCTCTATTTGTTTTTCTAATACTTCTTCTATACTATCTTCAAATGGCACTACTGTTAATCCCCAATCATCTACTTGCTGACCATTCCAATCGTTTGCTAATATATCCCAATCCCATTCTCCAAAACCTACATTGTCTTTTACAATAAATTCTCTTTCTTGTTCTTGAGTTAGTTCATCAGCAACTAATATATACACTTCTTTTAAACCTGCTTCCTTACACGCTTTCAAACGCATATTACCACCAAGTACAACCATATCGCTATTTACTACGATAGGTCTTAACTTTAACATTTGTGGGAACTCCTTAATTGATTTTACAAGTTTCTTAAATTTGTAATCCTTTATAAATCTTGGATTGTTTTCATTAGGTCTAACCTCTTGAATGTTTATTAGTTGCATATTAGTATATAGTTAATTATTAATTATTTTAATCTAATTTTAAAAAGTCAGCAGATTCGTGTTCCATAAACCATTCTTGGTTTTCTTTGTATTTATCTATTATAGCATCAATCATTACAAGTTCATCTATATCAGAGTTCTTTATCTTATCCATCAATATAGTAATCTTTCTTAATACGTTTGTGGTCATCTCTTGGTTGTTTAGGTAAACAGTATTGTAATCATCTTGCACATAACTCTCTAACATATTTAGAAACTTGTTACCTTGATTCTTTATGTTTTGTCTGTATTTGTTAGTACCTTGTAAATCTTCTATTGCTTCTATTGTAAGTTGCCCAAGTAATACTACTTTTAAATAATCTAATTGTTTATCGTTTTTCATTTTATTCTGTTTCTGTTTCTATTATTTCTTCTACTCTGTTTAAACATTTTGCAATAGTATCAAACTGCATTTCATTTCTTCTGTTTACTATTTGCTTTTGTTCTTCTGTTAATTCGTTTAAGTTATTGTAAATGGTTTCTAACTTTGGCAACAATCTTAATATTTCTTTCTTCTTTTTTAATTCTTTTACCAACTCTCCATTTTTATATTCTAAATAAGAATAAGATTCTTTAGGTAAGTTCTCTACCTTTCCAAAATGTACGTATGCTCTTTCTATTTCATCTGTATCTAAATGGTGTAGTATATTATTTAATCCGTGAATAACACCAGAATGGTCTCGACCTACTGATTCACCTATTGTAGATAAATTACATTTAGTTAAATCTCTGCATAGTTTATAGTAAAAAGTTCTTGCATCTACGTATTGTCTTTTTCTTGTATCTTTCTCTATATCTAAATTGTAAAGGTTGTTTACATAATCCTTTATAGATTGCATCATCTTAATCTCACTCATATTGTTTACTTTAGTTTGTTCTTAATTTTAATAAATTGTAGCACTCTATGTACCTTTCTTTTGCTTTTCCTTTGTGTACTTCTTTAAATAGTTCGTACATCTTTTTTGTGTATTGGTAATGGTTATTACAATCAGCTAAATACTTTTCAGCAAACTTCTTTCCTTTACCTTTAAAATAGTTTACATTGTCGGCAGTATCTCCGATAATCATTTGTTCATATAAATTATACATTGCTTCCTCTTCCGTTATATCATACACTACCTTATGTTTGTAATGATAGTTATACATTAAGCAAGGAAACTGTTTATAATCTTTATCTATTGATACTATCATAACCTCATCTCTGCCAAACTCGTTAGATAAATCATACCAATATCTTGCAACCATATCATCTGTCTCCACACCATAACCGTAAATAGAATTATGTTTGTCTTTTACGTATGCGTGTACTTCATTTAATAATGGTGGTTTCTGTTGGTTATTTCTATTTGCTTTATACTTCTTTGTTATTAGCTTTCTAAAGTTTCCTAACGAACCACTAAATATAAGCACCTTGTCTATCTCGTAGTTTTCTTCAAGGTCATTTACAATACCCATAAGTTGTTCATCAAACTTGTCTGTTGCGTCTGATAGTTTCTCATAATAAGGACTATCGTCTGGCGTGTTTCTTTTACGATAACAACTTGCGAATATTAAACTGTCTGCATCAATAAGTAATATCATAATATTATTTTTTTAAAACAATTTTAAATTTTTAGATTCTCTCATTTGCTTGATAGGTTTTAGTAACTCCTCATAGCCATTTATTGATTCTCCTATATATTCATAGCAATAAGATGCTCTCGTTTTAGTAGTCCAAACGTTTTGTCCTTTTTCTTTACTTTGACCTCTTAATACTTTTCCGTTTTTACTTGTAGGTTTCCATTTACTGCTCTTGCTTCTATATTCTCCTAATGCAGGATTTACAGTTTTAGTAAATACCCTCTCTTTTAAAATAGCACAAACAAACTCACTTATCTTACTACCTATACCCATACCTTGAAAGTCTGGCAAAACAACAGTTCTATTCAATCTGTAAGAGTTTTTTACAGTACCACTTGGAAGTCTTGAAAAAGCAACTATTCCAATAGGTTTTTCATTCCATTCAAACAATAGAAAATAACAACTTTTATTTGCTTTCTCTGTTAAATAATGATGCTTTTTGAAGAAGTCCCAAGCACCATACTCGACCCTACTAACTTGTAATTCAATTTGTGGTCTGCCTTGCCGAAGCCACTCACCTCTCTCAAGTGCGCCTCCTTTTTGTGGGGAACAAGTCCAATCTGGCATTAACCATTCCATAATGTCGTAATGGCAACTTGCTAAAATTATACGTTTATTTGTTCTCCTAATATACTTCTGCAAAGCAAAACTCATTGCTTTAGCTACATCTCTATCAACTACACTTGTGTACTCATCAACCAAAACAACTTCATTGTCTTTAGCTTTACCTACTTTATAAGCTAACTCTGCTCTATACTGTTCCCCATTGCTTAATAAATGAAAAGGTCTTAACCAAGTAGGAACACTACTTAAACCCATACTTGTAAGTAACAATGTAGCATCCTTTGGTTCTAACCAATCAAAGTTGCTTATTAATGGTTTTTGTGAATCAAAAATACTCTTTGATAACTCTCCCATTCTTTTCAAGATAGTAGTTTTACCACTACCACTACTTCCATATATAACTCCAATATTCCAATCAAAGTTCTTTGCATCACTTAAATTATATTTAACTTCAACCTCTGTTTCTTCTTTGTTTTGTATATCAAAAGAATCATAAACATAGTTAGTGTAATTGTCATTTTTAATACTACTTTTTAATTTGATTGTCCCCATTTTATTTTTATTTATAACATTGATGCGTTAAAACAATCCCTACTGCAATAGCTACCCTCTTTGTCTATTTGAGTTCCACACTCTTGACATTCGTACTCTCTGTCATCTAAATAATCTTCTAAATCGTAATCTAATTGGTTCATCTGTCTATTTTGTTTTTACTTCTTAATAATTCTATTTCTCTATTTAAATAATCTTGTGCCTTAATTAAGTCGAGCAATTCATCGTGCTTCTTTCCTGCTCTTGCAATATACTTAATTATATTTCCTCTACAAAAATTTAAATCATAATCTCGTATAACATCTATGATGTCGTAATCTTTTCCATTCTCGTAGTGTGGTTGTGTTCCTCTCATAATTAGTTTTCTTTGATTGTAACTATTATTTTTATTACTATTATTATTAATATTGTGATTAATATTCCCATAACTATAATACTTTTACGTTACCATTACTGTAATGCTCACAGATAAGTCCAGTTGATAATCTAACAACCTTGTAAGGTTTTAGGTTCTTACTCTCATTTCTTTCTTTGATAATTCTTTTAATTGTTTTCATCTTGTATTTGTTTTTAATTATTTTATTTATATAGAAAAACTATTTGCTCCTTTCTCGTGTATACCCAAATAATCTCTATACAATTCCTCTAACTTCATTGGAGAAACATTCTTGGCATTGTACTCACTTCTTAATGTAGCAATACCATCACTTACATTTATTATACTGTAAATTTCATCAGTATTCTTGCTTCTTACCCACAACGTTCTATTGTGTGATAATTTGTAACCTACTTTACTTACTGCTTGTTTTAATGTCATCTTGTCTTTGTTCTTAATTATGATTTTTATCTTGGGTCTTTTTTTATTGTAAGATAGTTAAACTCGCTAACTATTTCTTTAACTAATCCCCTTGTTTGAATTAAAGATGATTGTTCACTTTCAAACCAATACCCTGCTTTTAATGATAACCAATAAACTTCATCTGTATCATCAAATATACCATATTGACTTTCTTTCCAAACATCACTCACTAATGGATGATTTTTTAAATCTTTTAATGTTCTTGCTTTCATCTTGTATTTGTTTTTAGTTAATATCCTAATTCTAATCTACCTTGAAGATTGTAAGCATATCTACTATATTTATACCCCTTACTCACTATCTCTTTTGTTTCATTATTGTAGACATAAAATAGTCCGTTTTTATCTTCGTGGTTTTCAATTATTACTTCGTAGGTTTCCATTTGTCTTTGTTTTATATTATATTAAGTTTCCTTTTTTATCCCAAAATACTTTGTCTAATCTTTCTATCATCCACTTTAACTTTTCGTTTTCTCTCTCTTGGTCTTTCATATTACTTAAAAAGTGTGCTTCGTTTATCTCATCGTTATTTGACTTTATTCTATCTTCAAACATTGATATAATTTCTAATGCTTCGCTTGATGTCATTAATACTTTTTTAAAATCTGTCATAATTTTGTCTTTTAGTGTAGAGGTTATTTCCTAACTACCCTACAAATATAAAACTTATTTATTTATAAACAAAATTTTTAATAACTTTTTTTCAATTATTTTTATTTATCAATACTGCTTTATCTTCTTCGAGCAGATAACAAGGTTTTAAAACTTTCTTATTTCCCCACATTGTAGTTTCTGGACAATACTTATTTACTGCCTTTGGGAGTTCAATATCATTTAACCAAAACAAGTAGTTTGCCTTTGGGTCATTTACAAAGTATAGAGCAACTTTACCAGTACCGATTAGTTTATCATACTTAAACTTTTCAAGCATTTTTGTATCATAGTGTTTATTTCTAAACTTCATTTCTATAACACATTCTTTTCCTTTAGGAGTTAAACCCTCTGCGTCCCAACTCTCTGAACCCTCTCCAGTCCATTTAAGTTTCCATCCATCAAGATTTAATAATTGTACTATTGTTTGTTCTAACTTATGAATTTTGTTTATCATATATTCTATCAATGTCAGCTATCCACATCTTGTAAATTCTTCCATTACAAGTACAAGGTTCTGAATATTTATGGTTATAGTAATTTGCGTGTAATGTACATAAGATTTTCCTATACTCTGGAGTTAATCGGTTTGTTACATTTGCCTTAAAATCTTCCCAAATAATTCTATCTTGTTCTGTCATTGTTATAGTTCTTTGTATTTGTTTGCTAATGTTATATAGTGATAATCTGTTTTACTTAATTTAAGTTTCAACAAATCTTCTTTGACTTCCTTTCTTTTACTTCCTATTGGTAGTTTGTCTATTAGTTGTTGTAGCTTCTGTGTTAGTTTCTTTCTGTACATAATTTACCAAAGTTCTATATCGTTTAAATCATCTCTACGCTTGTCGCATCCACAATCTTCATAACCAAGTAATTTAGTTGCCTTTTCTACAAGCCATTTGATTCCAGTATAAGTTGTAATCAGTTCTATAAAGTTTCCGAGTTTCATAATAAATATTTTATTGGTAATATAATTCCTTTTCTTTGTAATAAGAATCTAAAAGAGTTTTATTTTCTTGTTTATAGTATTTAATTTGAAAATCATACCATTCTTGACTAACATTTTTTATGCAATCAAACTTTACTTTATTAAAATAATCATCTAAACGATTATGCTTTAATTCTCCTTTGTCCCATAATACAAATAAAGATGTTGCAAATTGCTCCTTACTTTTAGATAAAAACCATAAATTGTATTCTTCTCCAGAATAAGCTTCGCTATCTTTATGACAGCTTCTACATAATAAATGTAAATTATTTAATTCATCAGAACCACCCTCACAAACTGCTAATATATGCGCCCTATCAACTATAACCATTTCTTTATTTAAAACAGATGTAACACCACATTTAAAACAAGTATTGTCATTAACTACTGATTTTAATTTACCATTCCAAAAATCAAATATTTTTTTTCTTGATGGCATATTTCTTTTTCTACTCATAATAAATCATCTTTAAGTTTGTTCTTTACCTTGTTGTATGTATTGTAAAGAGAATAGTAACCTATCTTGGTTTCTCTGCTTAATTCAGCTACACTCTTTCCCTTTGCTATCAATTCAAATACTTTCTTGTCATACCAATAAACATCATCTACTGCCCTTAAATAACCATTTAGAAACTCCTCGTATTGTTCTTCATATTCCTTTGGGTCTATTTCCTCAAACTGTTTATCTATTTCATCTAAACTTACTTTAGTAATCTTCTTGTTACTTCTTAAAAAAGAAACATAAATCCCTCTTAACTGTTTAAACACATAGTAGTAATTAATTTCCCCATCTTCATACCAAATATTCTTTCCCTCTTTTTCATACCTAATCAAATAAATGTACATCTCTTGTACTATGTCCTCTGAAATGTTTTTAGGACATCCAAAGGAGTTTACTATGTTAATCCAAGTTTGATGTTTCTTTGCTGCTTGTTCGATTAGGTGCGACATTCTAAAATGGTATTTTTTTATTTATTGGTTGTTTTCGTACATATCCCTCTAATGGGTCGTATATATCTCCTACCACAAAAGGTAGTGTGTATTTATTTATTTCAAAACTAAAATTGTCAAAAGCATAACCTCTACTTAATTTGCACTTTACATCTACTCTACCTTTGTGTGTTGTACTTTTTTCTAAACTTATTGCAGTTTCACACTTCTTATATAACGTAGAGCCAAGATGACCAGTTGCTTTATCACTTCCATAGTTGCTATGTATTACAGTTATAATATGGCAATCATATTCAACAGACAATCTCATTAATGTTCTTACACATTCGTTTCCATCTTTTATATCATTTACCTCTGTTACAAGGTCTGCCACACCATCTATAATTACTAAACCATTATTCCCCTTATTTTCTTCTAATATATATTCTATAAAAGTAAGCATATCTCTATGACTTAACTTTCTTAAAGCATATTTCTTATAGCAACCTAAATCTATATCTCCTGCCATACTTTCAATTCTCTTGGCTGCTTGTTGTGTATGCCACAAACCCATCTCTGTATCGAAGTGTATTAAACACCTACCATCTCTATGTCCTTTTAAATTTCCACCATATATATTTTGACTACTTAAATAAACACCTCCTAATAAACTTAAGAAGAATGTTTTACCAGTTTTACTTGGTGCTTGTACAAAACTTATATTGCCATACGTTCCTATTGGTATTGGTACTTTCTTTATTCCTTTTCTTGTTTCTAATGTCTTTTCTCCAAAACTTAATGCTACTGGTGGGTAATCTAAAACCTCATCTGTAAATACCTCACAATCCTTTGCTATAAGTTCCATTGCCATATTCTCTATGGTCTTTTCCTCTGTTATTTGTTCCGTCATTTAAATTATTTTGTGTCATTACTTTTACTCTACTTCGCTAATATATAAAAAAAAGGGGAGTAATAAAACCCCCCTCTATAATTTAAAATGGTAAGTCGCTTACAACTTCCTCTTGTAACGCTTCTTTTACTTCTTTTTCAGCGTTTACAATACTTCCGTTGTTCCATACTACCTTTCCGTTTCCAATGTAGTTTCTTTGCTTTTTAGCTTCGTTCTCCTCTTTGGTTTGTGATATGTAGATTGATGCGTTGTTTCCAAACCTTGTTTCATCGTTTACCGACATTGTAAGGTTTAAATAAACTGCTCCGTCTTTTCCTGCTACAAATTTTTCCTTTGGTAATTTGTCTACTCTGATACTGTAATTAATAATTGCACTCATAATAATTCTATTTTAATTTAGGTTAATATACTTATTTATAATTTTGATAATTCTTCTTCAACTTGTTTTAAAAATTCTTTTGCATCAACTATTGATTTTTTATGACAAAAGTAATCATAGCTTTTTTCTGGATAGTTATTATTTTTATAATAAAACTCATTTAATAATTCTTTTGCATAATCTTTAGCTAACATAATTTATTTTTTAAATGATTCTGATTCATCTTCTCCAAAAACTCCAAGTTCATAGAATCCAGTTAATTTAAGAACTGCTCTACTCATTGCTCTTTTCTCTGCCATTTCAGCTACATACCAAGAGTTTGTATTACCATCTTTGTAACCCTCTCCTTTTAATGCAGAACCAAAGGTTTCTATTTTCTTACCATCTTTTTCAGCACTTGCTTTAAATACTGAAAAGTTAGGTTCACATCTTATTACTTCATAGGTTACACTCATTTGCTCTACTGCTTGTATCTTATCAATACCTTGTCTTGTAATAATAACATAATGTTGGTGCTTAAACACATCATCTTTTGTTAATCCGTACTTCTTGTACAACTCAATTAATTTGTCTTTGTTCATTTTTCTATTGTTTTAATAATTGTTTACTTACTTCTAATTGTGCTTCTAAAAAAGCTACTCTGTTTTCTAATGCTTCAATCCTATTGTGTAGGTACTGTTCAAAATCTTCTGTCATAATGTTTACTCTTTTAATGTCCTCTGTGTGTGTCATAAGTTATTGTTTTTCAAATATATAAAAATTTATTTAATTATCTTCAATTATATCCATAAATTCACTATATGAGTATTTCTTCTTAATACAAAACTTTGTTCTAATTCTATCTTCTGTAAATTCTGAACCTTTAGCATATCCAAAAATAAATGCTAAAACAAGTAATGCTCCTAATGTTATTAAATCTGCTATCATAATCATTCGTTTATTTTTACGCTTAATCCTAAATAATTTCTTGTACCTCTGTTTGGTATTCTAACTTGGTAGTTGATTCTTATATCAGTTAAATTACTATCTTCCTTTAAATGATACTCTATTTGTTTCTTTAGCTTTTCCCAAGCTTCATTGTTGATTGTCATATTATATCTCTTCAAATAATTCATAAGGACTTACGCTGTTATTGAATAGTAAATGTAAATTCATAACAGTCCCATACATTAATGAATGTACATATTCATTACTTTCTAAATCATCTACAACAGAACCCACTAAATCTGGATATTCTTTGTTTTCAGAATCTAAAATTGTTTTGTACTGTGGTTTTAATCTTTCTAATAATGTCATTATATTTGTTTTAATAGGGGTTTTTACACCCCCTTTGTTTTTATTTAGCTAAACAAGTTGTAAAAGTAATGGTATTATTACCTTTAAATTTAGAGGTATATAAATTAACAGAACCTAATCCAACCTTTACAGTTCCACCACATCTGCTACCTCCATTTTCATTAAACCAATCTCTTAAATTATTTAACATTTTACTTGGTATCTTACCATTAAAAAATGTCATTCTACAATCTGTAAATTCATCAGTAATTTCAGAATTATTTAATAACCAATTTAAACTCTTATTTTCTAATACGTTTGATAAAGTTGTCATAATATTTTGTCTTTAATTAATTACTATGATACAAATATAAAACAAATATTTTAATTACCAACAATAAATGTTAATTATTTTTAAATAAGTACAAAAAAAAAGGTTACAAATTAATGTAACCCTTTTAAAATAAAGACAAAATTGAGAAAAGTAAAAATCTTAATGACATTCAAATATAGTCATAATAATTGATATATCTATTGTAAGTTATCAACTTTATGTTTATAATACTCTATCATTTCTAATAGTTCTATATCTGTAAATTTTTGTATTTGTCTGCTCTTAATAAGCAATCTATCTGCTTTATCTTCTCCTAAATGTTTAGCAAATAAATATTGTTCTCCGTATCTGTAAACGTTACAACCCATACATTGAACCTCTACGTTATCTTCATCCCATCGAGTAGAGTAATGCTTCCTACTCATAAAATGTCCTGCTTGTAAACTTTTCCAATGGTCTTGCTTACCACAAGTAACACATTCAGCTATATCATCTTTAGCATATCTTCTACGTATGTAAATACTAAAGATTGCATCTAACTTTTTAACTATTGTTTTCCTACTTGCTTTACGTGGCATTAATGTCCTATTCCGTTATCTACAACCTCTATTATATGTCTGAATACACTTCTTTCTTGTTCTCCAGTAACATCAACACCATTTAAAAATAATCTGTAATAATCTTTTTTGTCTGTTTTTTTTAATTGAATAGAGTTCATAAATCTTATATTTTTATTTATATATATTTTTTAATGTTTTTTATAACTATTTTTATATAATTATTTTATAATTGTTTTTATAACTATCTTTATAAATATATTTTTATATAATTGTAATAATAATAAATTACAAAGTTATATATTTTTTTTTAAATAAAAAAGAGAAATATAATTTATTTTTTAAACGTAATGTTACCTGCTATCTTTTCAGCACTTCTACCAACTACATAACCTCCAATACCTAACTGTAATAAGTTCCAAAACTCATTCTCTAAAGGAGGAATAGGTAAGTTAAATAAAGGTGCAATAAACTTAACGTAGATAACTATAAAGCCAAATGCTAACATAAGTATTGGTCGCCAACTTCTCTGTAACCAATTACCATTTGCTTCTGTAACAATTATTTCTGTTTGTAGTTTCTGTAATTCTAATTGTTGTTCTTGTAGTACCTTAAATATTTCATTCTTGGCTTTTAAGCGTTCTTCTTCTGTGGTAAATAGTTTGTCTATCGCATTACCTATTTCTTTAATTACACCACCAGTAAACCAATTAAGTATCTTTTTCATCTGTATAAGTTTAGTTATTTACCCTTGTTCGATTAACGAGAGTAATTACTCCCATCGTACTTGTATCTGACCAAAGAATAAAAACAGATTAAGTTCTGAATATTCAAACCCTTTCTCTGGTTCGTGATACTGCCATCCTAACATCATTGCGTTAGGTACTAATAAAATTAAGTTTATTTCCATAATCACTTTTAGTTATAACTATTGGTTAATATAATCTTGATTTCTTATCATATTAAATCCCTTTTGTAAAGAGAATTAATTTTTTTATACTAATAAGTCCAAATTACATTACTCGCTTTTTCTTTGTCATCATCTACGTGGATGAATGAACTTGCAACACCTATTCTATTAAATCCAACTCTTATTAGAGCATTTAAGACAATATATCTTGTACTGCTATCGTTTGCCCTTATATCTACTGCAAGTCCTCTTAAATGGCTTGAATTAGGTTTACCGCCTACTCTTGCATTTTGGTCTGGACTTCTGTAAGCAGAATTAATTGTAAAAGGTATGTTAGCCAACTCTCTTGCTTTATCTAATTTAGCAAGAAAGTCAGCATCCATTTTATACTCTATTTCTTTAAAGTACTTACTCACTCTTCTTTTTTAAGTTAAAAATCTTTAAAACTGTATATGCAATAGAAACTACTAAAAGCGTTAATTTTAGCCATTGCTCTGCATCAGAGAAACTTACTGTAAAAGTAAGGAAATTTATAAACGCTAATTTTAGGTCTTGCATATCCACTTTTTACAACTTTAATGAATCGTAGCTTAACCCAAAGAAAGAGTGTACTCCATCTCCCTCAATATCTACTGCGTAAGATTTCCAACCATAAGGATGGTCTACTTCTCCATCTTCTGATGTTATTTCTGCATTATCCCAAGCAACATCTAAATGCCATTTGTCAGATAATACTGGTGCAGTAATTTCTTCTCCCTCTTCATCGTATTCCCCTCGTTCTAAAACGATGTTACCTAATTGTACAATAGTACTTTTGTGAGTTGGATATTCTTTTCCGTTTTCATCTGTTGCAGTACCTAAAGCATCAATCTTTTCTTGTGCTTGTTCTTTACTGTTAAACTCGTATTTTGAAATTCTCATTGTATATAATTTATATTGTTGTTAATGCTTCTAATTCTTGGTCTGTTAATGCGGTATTGTAAACCTTAATGTCTTTTACCTCCCCTATAAAACTCAAACCAGTACCAAAAATAAGATTTAATTCACTTAATCCACTTACTGATTGATTTGTAGCAGCTGAAAATCTTGAAATAGAAACACCATTTACAAACAGTTTGTAATTACTACCATTAGAATCATATTGAACGGCTATCTTATTATTGTCTGAAAGATTAATGTCAGAAGCTATAAACTGTATATTTTCAGTTGCACTACCTCCAAAATAAAATCTTAAATCCCCATTATCTCTAAACTGCAAAACTGCTGCATTCGTGAAGCTAACTGATGGAGATGAAATTGCAATATATCCACTACTTGTTGGTACTTCTTCAGATCCCTTAACTTCTGCATACAAAACACCCTCTGAATCATTAAACACTTGCTCATTACCTCCATTATTACAAATATCAGATATCCTTGTTACTGCACTTCCAGATGTAGGAATATACGATGTAGCGTAACTGCCTTGTTCTAATTGTGCGTATTGTATGTAAATAGAGCCAGAAGCAAAATTTCCATCACTATCTCCACTATAAACACGAACAGAAGTGCAATTAACAGTAGTAGTCATATCTAACCTAAACCACCCATTACCTATTGATGTACTTTTTCTATCAATAAGGTCAGCACCTCCACCACTACCTACATAACTTCCATCCACTAAAGACCAAAAAACATAAGGGTTGCTTCCTCCTATTAACCTTAAAACAATTCCATCTGTTGTATCTGATTTTGCATATATACTAAATGTTTTTGTACCACTAACACCAATAGTTTGTACTAAATACCCAAAATCAGAAGAAGTTGTTAACTTCCAAGCATTAGCACTACCACCAACACCACTTTTTCCACTTTCAATGGTTGAACTTGCTTTAACCCAAGTTGTATCGAATTGATTAGATTGAAGCAATACGTTACTCCTCTCTGGCTCTAACAACAAAGCACCTTTAGTATTATCCTTAAAGTCAATTCTTGGTTCTCCACTACCAACAGTTTCAATTAAACCATCTTTATTTACAACAGTAGCATTACTTCCTCTACTAAAGTCAAAAGGTAATGGCTTATAGTTGTTATTCTCTGAATTGTAACCTAAAAGTAAATCCTCTTTAGTTGCCCAATTACCATCTCCTAAATTTAATGTATTTGCCATAATCTAT